GGCTGCTGCTTGTCCTCGACAGCGACTTTCCTTGAGATCAGCTCGGCCGCCAGACCGCCGGGGATGTCCGCCGACTGACCCGAGCAGTAGCCACGCCATGACCTGGTGAACTTCAGTTTCACGATTGACCTACGCTCCATGCAGTTTCGGGGGCCTTGTTCGTCTTCATCCAATCGCCCGTGTACTGGAAAACAGGCTTTCCGAGATCGCGGCCCGGCCACGTGACGACGTACTCGCCGTGGCCGATTGACACCCGTGGCGTCACGAAAACTTTGTTCCCAGAGTCTCGCCACGTGCGCCAGAAGCCGATGTCAGAGTCCACACGCCCGTCGCCGTAGCTGCCCTGCGGGTCGGGCTGTTCCCAGAACCACGGCTTGTTCATTCGCTTCAGGGCAGCCGTCGAGAGAATCGTGCAGCCGAAATGGGCTGAGTCCACTTGCTGCACAGGCTCGGCAAACCACGAGGCCGGCAAGGTGGTTGTGCCGCTCGCCGGCGGATCGTCAAGCGTGTCCAGTAGCGTGAGCATCGGGCGGCCGTCCTCACGCTTGACCTGCAGCGGCGCGAGGGCGTCGCATTGGAATGCCAGCGCCATGGCGAATAGCTGCTCAATGTCCTGGCGGGAGACGAACGTGTCGTAGTCCAGCGTGATGATGTACTCGCACTGATCGACGAATTGCTCCATCATCCGCGTGAGCACTTGGCTCCAGAACGCACCCTGGCCGAGCGTGGGCCGGATGCCGAGAGGCATCAGGGCCTGAGCCCAGCCGAACAGGTTGGCCAGCGGCCCGAACCGTGGGCCAGAGAGAATCGCCTCGGCCCGGATCTCGACCTCAGTGCCACCTACTTTGATGAGCATGCAACCTCCAAAAGAAAGCGGGCGGCCCCGTGTGGAGCCGCCCGCTCAAGATTGCACACTCGTCAAGCCGTTAGGCTCACGCACCGACCAGGGCGATGATCGGCCCGGCGACGGTGTCCGAGCCGAGCGTGTGGTGGCTGATGCCAACACGAGCCGTGGCACGGATCACGGTCTGATCCGAGAGGAAGTTGACCTGGTCGCTCGACTGGATCTCCAGATCCCGGCGGCTGCCGTAGATCGAAGAGTTGGCCATGTTGCCGTAGAGAGCCATCACCGCGCCGGTCGAGTCGGCCCCGCTCGGCAGCTGGTCGGTCAGAACGACCGGCGAGCCGAGGAAGGTCAGGCCCATGCCCTGCGAGAGACCGACCGAGCCGCCCTGATTCAGGTCGAGAGCCTGCATGCAGGTGGCGAAGAAGAACGGCGAGCAGTACCACTTGGCACCCTGCCGGCTGTGCTGGGGCAGCTTGGCCATCATCGCCAGCAGGTTGGCCTTGGTCACCTCGTCGGGCGTATCGCCCGCAGCGGTCACCAGCGAGGCCGCATAGGTCGCAGACGAGGCCGCGAGCAGGCCGCCCGTGTAGGTGGTCACGAGACCAGCCACCGCAGGAGCGTTGCTCGGGTTGCCGGCCCATGCCGCCGTTTCGATTGCGTTCGACAGGGTCAGGGCCAGCTCGGCCGCGATCCAGTCGGAGATCGACACGATGGAGTCTTGCAGCAGCTCGCTGGACAGCACCACGGCGCCGCCGACCTTCTTGGCCGTGACGCTCACCTGCGAAGCACTCGGGTCGCTCGCAGTGATCGCGGAGTTTTCCGAGATCCAGTAGCCGGTCGTCCCGCCGGTACGCTTCGGAAAGAGCACCACGTCGGACGGCATGGCCAGGCTGGTGGCATTCGCCGCGAAGGCGGAATACTGATCGACCAGGCGGAGCACCGTGCTCGAGAGAACGTCGGGCACGAAGTTGGCACCGCTGCCGCTGGCACCGCCGAGAGCACGAGCCTCGACGCCGTGATCAGCACACCACCGCTTCGCGTGGGTGTCGCCGCTCTTGGCCCGCAGCCACATGCCCACCTTGTAGGCGTCCTCGTGCTTCTCGAAAGCGCGGAGCTTGCCGCTGTGCGACACGGCCTGCACTTCGACCGCCCGCTCCTCGGTCACCTCGGGGGCCGGAGCGCACCGCTCGACCACCGCCCGCAGGTTCTTGGCCGACTCGGCCACCGACTTCTCGAAGTCCACCTTCTTGGCGAGCTCGCCGGCCCGCTTGTTCAGCTGCTCGAGCTCGAGGTCACGCTCGGCGATCTTGTCGGCGTCGTCAGACTCGACAGCCCGGACGGCGTCGATGCGGTTGGCAAGGGTAACGGCTTCGTCCTGAAGCTTCTTGAGATTGTCCATGTGCGGTGATTCTCCTGCGGCGGTATTGCCGATGGAGTCCACAATCGCACTAGGCCCGTGGCCCCTTGCAGAAGCGGACCTCGGAATGTGTTGTTTTCACAAACGCCACTCCACGAGCGCCGCACCTCGGGCAACGCAGATACCGCTGCCGCTCGTTGCCGACCGGCCTGCTGGATCGGCACCGCAGACGCTCACCGCACTGGCACCGAACGTCAGACATTTCGGAGCCTCAGTGTCCACGCAGCAGCTGCGTCACGCACCAGCGAACGCATAGCCTTCTTGGCTTCGGGATCGGCCTCCGTGTCGGCCTCGACTGCGGCGGCCTGAGCCGCCAGCCAGGACGCATAGGAACGTTGGGCCACCACCGCAGATGTGGCACTGCCATACGCCGGCACATTTACTGGACCCACCTCGTACAGGCCGGACGCCTCGACGACTTCCCTGACCGACTTGCCGCCCTCGTCCGTGGTGAAACGCTCTCCGTTTCGCGGCGACACGGTGAATGCGAATGAACTGCCTCGCAGATTACGAGACCTGACGAGAGCGAGAACGTCCCGGCCTGCGGAAGTGTCCGGCGGCTCGACCACGTAAGAGATGCCGCGATCATCGGCAATGATCTCAAGAGTTCCGGCTGACTCACGGCCTAGCAGCATATCGCTGTTGTGATTGTAGTAGCTGAGGATCTCGCCCTTGCCACGCTGGCGGTTGAGCACCTTATCGAAAGCACCGGGCAGGATTCGCTCACGGAAGCCACCCAAATCCAACGAGAGGCGGTTATAGGGAATCGCCATCCCGCGAATTGCTTCACGCCCGCTGGCGCGAGTCTCAACGACAAGCTCGCACTCTGGGGCTTCGTCTACTGCAAAGCAGCGGCGTTCAATTTCCATTTGCGTCGTCCTCCTCGGATTGGTCCTCGGCGTCGTCGGCTGGGCTTTCCTCGGCCTCGGCCGGGGGCATCGGCTCTACGGCCTGGTCCTCGCCCACCTTGTCGAGCGTGGTCATGTTCAGCTGCACGAAGTGCTTGTCGCCCTCTGGCCCGATTGGGTTCAGGTTCTCAAGCTCGCGGATCTCGTTCACCGTCATCCAGCCATTCTGCAAAGCCGACACGTAGTAGGCCGACCGGCTGGCGTGGTCACCACGGAGCAGGCCCGAGACGCTGTGCTCGGCAAAGTACGTCTCGTCGTCCACGATCAGGTCGCGCGAGATCGCCGCCTCCCACCTCTTGAGATGCGGCAGCAGGCAGTGCTGGACAAACTCCGTGCCCTGTACTTCGATGTTTGAGTATGTCGAGCGGGTAAGATCCTGAATCATGTGCGGGGGCACGCGGAACGCGCGGCATATCTCAATTACCTGATACTGGCGAGTCTCAAGGAACTGGGCCGCCTCGTTGCTGCCCGAGAGCTCGTGGGCCTTTACGCCGTTGGGCAGGACGGCAGTACGGAAGGCACGGTCTGGCCCCCGGTGCATCCGCTCCCACTGCTCGCGGAGTCGTTCAGACGCCTCGGGCGGGATCGGGTTGTCGGATTCCAGCACGATGCCCGGCCGAGCTCCGTTGCCGAAGTAGGTGCTGCCGTGGGCCTCAAGAGCCTGAGCCAAGCCGATGGCATTCTGGAAAATCTTGTAGGTCGGGATCGGCTTGATGCCGTCCTCAGTGGTGAACCGCAGGGCGAAGATCTGATCTTGGCTGTATGTCGTGATCTTCCCCGTGGGCTCTTTGTACCTGTACCGCAGCCGGCCATCTTCCAGCCGCTCGGCCTCCATGCGAGACGAGTGCAGCGGCCACAGCTCGGAGATTGCACCTCGAGCACCAGGGCGGATCTCGGCGTACGAGGCCCCGTAATGCAGGTACATCCCGGTCATCCAATCGCGGAACTCCTGGGCCGTCTGCCACGGGTTGGGCTGCATGTGCAGCAGACGATAGACCGGATTGGACGGGGCCTTGGCCTTGCCGCCGTTTGGCAGCCGCTCGTAGACGTGGAGCGGCAACGAGCTCACAGCGTCAGAGATGACCCGTATGCACGCCGTGTAGGCCGAGCAGGCCATAGAGTTGTCGGCAGTGACGCGGATGCCAGACGGCGTCCGGCTGCCGCCATCCCCGTGCCACTCAATGCCACGCAGGTCGATCATTTTGAAGTCGGCGGCAGCGTTCTCGCTCATAGCGTGATAATGTCCCAGGATTGTGCGGGCGCTGGTGCAGTCGATGTCGCGTGAATGCCGAGGGCCATGATCAGCGCCACGATTCCGTCGATCCGCTCGCTGCTCTTAGCCTTCGAAACTTTCTTGTTTCCTTGGTGATCGCTCTGCACCGCAACATTGGAAGCCTGCCATGCCAGCACGGGGTGCCCTCCGTGCAGCAACTTGCCTCCCACGCATAGCGCCTCAAGCTGGGAGGTAGGGCTCGACATAGAGCCATACCCCTGCCCAAAGCCTAGGACGTTTATGCCCTCGCCTTGCAGTTGACCCGTGATCTGGTGGGCGTTCCAGCGGTCAATCGCCACCTGCCGGATGTTGTATTTCTTCGACAGTGCCACGATGTCGGCTCGCACCTGGTCGAAGTCGGTCACGTTGCCGGGCGTGAGGTGCAGTTTGCCTGCCTTCGCCCACACGTCGTACGGCACGCGGTCCCGCTTTACCCTGTCCCGCATGTTCTCCTCGGGAATCCAAAAGTGCGGCTCCACCCAGAAGGTGCCATCCTCCAGCGGGAACAGCAGGCAGAAGCAGGTCGTGTCGTACGTGGTGGCAAGGTCGAGGCCGGCGAAGCACTCGCGGCCGTCGAGCATCACCGGGCACGGCTTGTCGCCCTGTGCCCAGTGGGACATCTGCAAGAAGCGAGTGTCCTGCTCAGTCCACATATTGAGGTGAAGCCGCTTGAACGTGTTCTCCTCAGTCGGCATGTCCTGCGCCCGCTTGCACCTCACTCGGAGGTCGTCGAGCTTTACCGATACGCCGAGGTTTGGGTTTGCTTTGCGCCACGTATCCTCGGCCGTCCAATCATCTGCGGGATCGGCTGCGTAGATGGCGGGCAGGAACGTCGGGTCTTTGATCGCCCCATCACGGACAGCCAGGGCGTAACGCCAAAGCTCCCAGCAGATGCTCTTCCTGTCGTAGCCCGCCGTGGTGATCGCCACGCACAGCGGCTGCCGCCTGGCCCCGGTGCTCGTGGTCATCACGTCCCACAGTTCCCGGTCAGGCTGGGCGTGCAGCTCGTCAAAGATGATGCCGTGAGCATTGAGCCCGTGCTTGGTGAACGCCTCGGCAGACAGGGCCTTGTAGGTCGTGTGCGTGTCTTCTCGCACGATGGAGTTGCGGAACACTCGCAGCCGGCTCCGCAGCTTGGGCGAGTTCTCAACGCAGACCTTTGCCATCTCAAATACTAGTCGGGCTTGGTCCCGGTCGGCGGCACACGAGTAGATCTCGGCCCCCGGCTCACCGTCGAACATCAGCTTCAAGGCAATGCCAGCGCAAAGCGTGCTCTTGCCGTTCTTGCGCGGGATCGCCAGCAGGCTCGTACGGTACTGCCGTACGTCGCCGTTCATCGTGCCGAACAGTTTGCCGACGTA